GCAGAGCAGATCAACAAAGTTGAAAACTACCGTGATCCAGACTCATTTGCAGACATTGTACGTGGTATGCACCTATATGGACGTAAAATTCTACGCCCACAAGCATTAGTTGCAGCCGTTTACAACGCTGCTTAATATCAACTAAACTATTGGGCTGGTCTTGTCAAGAGGCTGGCCCTTTAGTGCTTCTATAACCTCATAAAGGAATCCAATAATGGCTATCACAACAGCAATGTGTACAAGCTTTAAATCGGAACTATTGGGTGGTACTCATGATTTGGACACCCACACATTAAAGCTTGCACTTATAAAGGCATCACCATCAGGTACATACAATGCCGCAACAACTAACTACTCAGATGTAACTGGTAACTCAGACGAAGCTTCTGGAACTGGTTATTCTTCAGGTGGACAAAACTTAGACGGTGCTGCTATTTCCGTAAGTGGAACTACAGCTATCGTTGACTTTACAGATGAAGTATTTTCTTCAGCTACAGTATCTGCTGATGGTTGTATTATTTATAATTCATCTGCATCTAACAAAGCAATTTGCGTAATTGATTTTGGTGGCACTAAAACATCTACAAATGGTGACTTTACTATTCAGTTCCCAACTGCAGATGCATCTAACGCAATTATTCGTATCGCATAGATAGGAGCATATACTATGGCTCTCGTAGTTAAAGACAGAGTAAAACAAACAACTACCACAACTGGTACAGGCAGTATAGTCCTTAATGGTAACATTGATGGGTTTCAAACTTTTGCTGCTGCTTTGACAGACGGTGATACTACTTATTATGGTATTTTTGTGCCTAGTACAAATGCATTTGAAGTCGGGCTAGGAACGTGGACAGAAGGTAGTGCCACCCTAGCTCGTACTACTATTCTTGAAAGTTCTAACTCAGGAAGTGCCATAAACATTACTGCACAGGCTGAAGTATTTATTACACAACCTGCTGAAAAAGCTGTATTTCAAGATGCTAATGGCGATGTAGATTTAGGTGGTAACAAAATACTGTTTGGTAATTTGTACTCTAGTACAGGTGACTTACCTAGTGCATCTACTTATCACGGTATGTTTGCACACGTTCATGGTACAGGAAAAGCTTACTATGCACACGGTGGTAATTGGATTGAACTTGTAAATGAAGATACAAGTGGTAATGTCAGTATGGGTGGTAACTTAACTGTTACTGGTGATCTTACTGTCAACGGAACAACGACTACTGTTAGTACAACTAATACTGTAGTAAAAGATTCATTAATAGAATTAGGAAATGGAACATCTGGTTCTCCATCGAATGACGCAGGTATTGTTATTGAACGTGGTTCATCAGACAATGCCTTTATTGGTTATGACGAAAGTGCAGATAAATTTACTGTAGGTACAGGATCGTTTACAGGTGCAACTACAGGCAATCTTACAATTAGCACAGGTACACTTGTAGCTAACGTAGAGGGTAATGTTACAGGAAACGTAACTGGTAATGCTGATACGGCAACAACAGCAGGTACAGTCACAACGGCTGCACAATCTAACATCACATCACTAGGTACACTTACAACACTAACCGTAGATGACATCACAATCAATGGGTCAACCATAAGTGATGGAGGTGATTTTACTGTAGATGTGGGTGGTGCTATTACTCTTGATGCTGATAGTGGTTATATTGATTTTGCTGACGGTGGAACAACTATTGGTCGAATAGAAAATTCTAGCAGTGATTTTAAATTCGAAGCAAGAGTACAAGATAAAGATATACTTTTTGTCGGCAATGACGGTGGCAGTGGTATAACTGCTTTACAGCTAGATATGGCAAACGCAGGTGCAGCTACGTTTAATGCAGGTATTACTACTACGGGAATAATTACTGGTGGTTCATATAATGTAGGTGGCACTGCTGTTATTGATTCAGGCAGAAACCTTGTAAACATGGGTAATGTTAATGGTGCGGCAGGTATCTTTGGTACTGTTACTGTTGATGACATTACAATTAATGATTCAACTATATCTGATGCAGGTGACTTGATTGTAGACGTTGGCGGCAATTTACATCTTGATGCTGATGGTGGCAATATAACTTTCAAAGATGCAGGAACTCAGTTTGGAAAAGTTCGACACGATGGTAGTAACAACGCAGAACTTTACTCAACTGGACAACTTCATTTACGTGCAAATGACGGAACAAACTCCCAATCACATTATGTTTGGAACCAAGGCAATGTTGCACCTTGGGCAGATAGTTATTTTGATCTTGGCACTACATCATACGGATGGAAAGACGGTTATTTTACTGGCAGCATTACTGTTGGAAGCAACATTGTACATGACGGTGATGATGATACTTACCTACAGTTCGATGCTGCTAACAGCTTCCGCATAATCGCAGGAAATACACAAACAATTAAAACAACATCTAGTGCAATTACAATGCACTTAGATACGGACATAGACGGCAGTCTAACGGCTGATGATGTTTATGTTGCAGGGTCATTAATACATGAAGGTGATACAGATACTAAGATTAGTTTTGGTACTGATTCAGTTCAAACATATGCTGGGAATACTGCTACTTGGAGTGTGTACTCTAGTTATGTTGCACTTCAAGCTCCTATATTCAATTACTATACTTACTACGATGAAAGTACACAGTTAACTGGCACAACCCCAACAATTAATGCGGCAAACTCAGGCAATTTTTACTTAACCATGTCAGGCAATACGACATTTACTTTTAGTGATACTCAGACTGGTGGCTCATGGGCGCATGGTTTTACTTTATATCTTACTGGAAATGGCTCAACAGTTACATGGCCTAACGATGTTAATTGGGCAGGTGGAACTGCACCAGATGCACCTGCAAATGGAGAAGTAGATGTTTACGTTTTTCATACCAGAGATGGTGAAAACTGGTATGGTGTACTTTCGATTGATGCAGCTTCATAAGGAATAGCTAATGTCTTTTGGACAAAATCCTTTTGGTATAGTAGCTTTCGGTGAAAGCTCACAACAAGAAGATGCAACATTTGCTATCACAGGTGTTGCAGGTACAACTGCTATAACTGCAGCAGCAGGTAAAGCAGCAGCAGATGTATCAATTACAGGTGTATCTGCTACAGGTACAATAGGAACACCTACTGAAGAAGGTAGAGTTGTACACGGTGTTACAGGTGTAGCAGGTACAAGTGCATTAGGTACTATTGCAATTACTGGCGGTGCAGGTACAGTAATATCAGTTACAGGTGTAGCAGGTACAGGTGCGGTAGGTTCTCTTACATCAGTTGCTAAAGCTGTAGTTGTACCAACAGGTGTATCAGCTACTTGTATTACAGACGATCCTGCTGTTAATGGAGATGAAATTACATCATCTTCAGATGCTAATGTATCAATTACAGGTGTTGTAGGTACAACTGCTATAACTGCAGCAGCAGGTAAAGCAGGTTCAACTAATGTACCTACAGGTTTAACAGCAACAGGTTCTATCGGCTCGTTAACTATTGTAGCTAAATGTGTACATACACTTGCAAGTGCAATAGGAACAGGTTCACTAGGAACTGTAACTCCAGACTGTAAAGCTGTAGTTGTACCAACAGGAGTTCAAGGAACATTTACTTTAGGTAATGAAACTATCAATGCTGTACAGTTTGATTACGAAGCAATTAAAAATAACTATAGTAGGGATCGTACCGTTTACATTGGTGAACACAGCACACTAGGTAATACAGCATATGTACGCGCAGCATAGGAATAATAATAATGTCTCTTAAATGGCCTAACAAAGACCCTGATGAAATAATAGACTATAGTATTGATTGGTCACGTTTTCTTAGTGGTGCAACTATTAGCAGTGTTACATGGTTTGTTGATGATGCAGATGGTGTAAAAACACAGCTAACTCCTAGTGGTCAGCTTGTTAATGGCATACAATTAGTATCAGCTACAAATACAGACAGCATTGCTACAGCACGTTTAGGTTCAGGTAGCAATAACATACAATATCAATTTCATTGTAGAATAGCAGATTCCAATGGATTAGTAGTAGAACGTAAAGTTCGTTTACGTGTAAGGAATAAGTAATGGCATATAATTTTATAGGACTTGTAAACGAAGTAAATCGTAGGTTAAACGAAGTAGAATTATCCAGCACCAACTTTGCCTCTGCTGCAGGTTTTTATAATACAGCTAAGGATTCTGTAAATGCTTCATTACGTCATATTAATCATGAAGAATATAACTGGCCCTGGAACCATGTATTAGAAGAGGAAACTCTTACTGCTGGTGTTACTCGTTATGATTATCCTACGGACGCTAAACTTATTGATATAAATAGTTTCCGTATTAAAAAGAACACGACATTAGATGTTGGCACTACTAAATTAAAATCAATGGATTATCAGGAATACCTTGACAAACACGTTGATTATGAATATAACTCTAGTGCAGATATGAGAACAGTTCCTACTAATGTAGTACGTGCACCTAGCCAAGAATTTATTCTTCTACCTACTCCCGATAAAGCATATGAGTTAATATATGAGTATTATCGTAATCCTGTATCCCTAGAATTACATGATGATGTACCAAATGTACCTTTTGAGTTTAAACATATCATAGTAGACGGTGCTATGTTTTATGCTTATCAGTTTAGGGGTGATACTCAAGCTTCACAAATCGCTCAAGGTAAGTTTGAGACAGGTGTTAAATACATGCGTAGCTTATACATAAACAGATATGAATATGTACGATCAACTGTCTTAAATAGAAAATCTTCTGGCTTAAGAGTTTAATAACTATGGCTACACAGTGGCAAACATTTCCTGTACCTTTTACTGGTGGATTGATTACAAACCTTAGCCCCTTACAACAAGGTCTTAATAATGTGGGTTCAGCTAATCAATTACAAAACTTTGAACCTTCTCTTGATGGAGGTTACAAAAAAGTAGGCGGCTACACCAAGTTTATTAACGCTGCTTTGACAGGTAGTGGAGCAGTAAAAGGTTTGGCTATTGTTCAGCAAGATAGTAATCAAAAAGTTATAGCTGTACGAGGTGGTACTTATTTTATAGCAAATGCTACTGATTCTAGTCCTGCCTGGGCTTCTCTAGGAACTGCAGCTAATACTAGCTTTACTAAAGTAAGGCAGACTCGTTTTAACTTTAGCAACGCATACAAAATATATTTTGTTGATGGTGTTAACTTTCCTGCTGTATATGATCGTTCAGCAAATAGTTTAACATATATAACAAGCTCGTCTGATAATGATGCTGTCGAAGGTGCTAGCCACGTATGTAGATTTAAAAATACTATCTTTTTTGGCGTAGGCACTGAATTAGTTTTTAGTGCTCCCTTCCTCCCTACCGACTTTACCAGTGGAAATGGCGCAGGTAGTATTAGTATAGGTTCCGAAATAAAAGGTTTAGTAGTATTTCGAGATCAACTAATTATATTTGCAGTAGATAAGATTATGCGTCTTACAGGAACCACCGCATCAGACTTTAAAGTTAGTCCGATTACAGAAGACTTAGGATGCTTAAGTGCTGATACTATTCAAGAAGTTGGTGCAGATGTTATGTTTCTTGGTCCTGATGGATTACGAACATTAAGCTCAACAGATCGTATTGGTGACTTTGGTATTGATGTAGCTTCAAAAAATATAAGACCAACAGTAAATAAGTTACAAGATTATGCCTCTAGTTTTTGTAGCATGGTTATAAGAGCTAAAGCACAATACAGGCTTTTTGCATATGTAGACGGTGAACAATCAAAAGTAGCTAAAGGCGTGTTAGGAACTAAGTTTATTGATCAAGGTGGTCAAGGTTTTCAATGGGCAACTCTTCAAGGATTTAAAGTAAATGTAGCTGACTCACAATTTATAGGAGAAGATGAGTTTCGTGTTTTTGCTAACAATGATGGCTATGTATATAAAATGGATCAAGGTACAAGCTTAGATGGAGAAAGTATAGATGCTATATATGAATCTCCGTACATGCCTATTAATGATCCTCAAATACGTAAAACATTTTATAAGTTAGATTTTTACATCAAACCTAGTGGTGCTATTAATATTAATGCAGGTATAAAATTTAATCAAAATAAAATAGGTCAGATACAACCTTCAACTTTTAGTATTACTGATTCAGGTGGAACAGCAGGTATATTTGGTGATAACGCTACTCTTTATAATACTGCTGTATATGGAGCACCTAGCACACAAAGTTATAAAAATCAAGTTGTTGGATCAGGGGAAACAGTAGCAATACGCATTGAAGACAAAAGTTCAGATGCTTCATTTTTATTAGACACAGCAATCTTTGAGTTTGCTACAGACGATAGACAGTAAGGAAATCTTATGGGTACAGGTTATGTAAGAATAGACACATCAAACAACATTGCTAACGGTAATGTTATTGATGCTGATGATCTAGACAATGAGTTTAACGGAGTAGAAGCAGCCTTTAGTTCTAGCTCAGGACATACTCATGATGGTACAGCTAGTGAAGGTGGCCCCATAACAGTAGTAGGTCCAGCGCAAGATATTGTTGTAACTACATCTTTATTGCGTCCTAAAACAAATAATACTGTAGATCTTGGTAGTAGTAGTTTAAAGTATAAAGATTTACATATGGCAGGTACTGCAGCTATAGCTACTAATGCTACAGTAGGTGGTACTTTAGGTGTAACAGGTGCAACTGTTTTATCAAGCACACTTGCTGTTACAGGTAATCAAACTAACACAGGTGATCTTACAGTAAATGGTAATACTACGCTTGGTAATGCAGCATCTGATACGGTCACGGTGACTGCTGATGTGGCTTCAAATCTTATTCCTTCTGCTGATAACACTTATGATTTGGGTGCTAGTGGCAGCGAGTGGAAAGATCTCTATATTGATGGCACTGCTAATATTGATACTGGCTCTATTGATACTGCAAATGTGGGAACTTTAGCCGTATCAGGTAATAGCACATTAGAAGGTGATCTTACAGTAAATGGTAGTATAAGTGGTTCGGGTTCTATTGTTGCAACTACAGCAAATACACTAACAACTGCACGTACAATTACAATTGCAGGTATAACTGCAGGTGCAGCTAACTTTGATGGTTCAGCTAATATAACTATAACAACAAGTGGTCTTACTCTTGGTGGTACAGCAGTTACATCCACAGGTGCAGAGTTAAACATACTAGACGGTGTTACAGCTTCAACTGCAGAACTTAACACTCTTGATGGTATTACAGCAAGTACTACAGAATTAAATCACGTAGATGGTGTTACATCTGCAATACAAACACAGCTAGATTCAAAAATAGGTGCAAATTATACAGGTGATATTGACATCACTGGTGAAATTATAGCAGATTCTTACAATGAAACCTTTGCTACTATATCATCCTCAAGCGGCACAGCAGCAATTAATTGTGAAGCAGGAAATGTATTTTCCTTGACACTGAGTGAAAATATCACTACTTTCAATTGGAATAATCCACCCACAAGTGGTGTAGCTTATGGATTTTCATTGAAAGTCATACAAGATAGTTCTGCTAGTGGTTATACAATTTCATGGCCTACAACTATTGATTGGCCTAATTCAACTGTACCAACACTTACTAGTACTGCTAATGCAATAGATCAGTTTGTATTTTATACACATGATGGTGGAAGTAATTGGTATGGTTTTACAGCAGGACAAAGTTTAGGATAATATAAGATGACTAATTTTAAAAAGTTAATGATGGCTGCAGCAACAGGTGGTGATCCTGTTAATGTAGAAAATGTGTTTTCCACACATTTGTACACTGGCGCAGGTGGAACAACGGCTACAATAAACAACGGAATTGATTTGTTAAATGAGGGTGGTTTAGTTTGGATAAAAGCTCGCAATGCCACAGAAAGCCATGGTTTATTTGATACTGTAAGGGGTGTTACTAAATACATTAGTTCTAATAATACAAATGCTGAAGCTACAAATTCAGGCACATTAACTAATTTTTATGATAACGGATTTAAAGTTGACGGAAATGGAATTGTAGGTAGTTCTTTAGACCCATATGTCTCATGGAGTTTTCGCAAAGCCAAAAAGTTTTTTGATATTGTTACATATACAGGCTCTGGAGGTGCTAAAACTATTAGCCACAGCCTTGGCTCCACTCCTGGTATGATTTTTGTTAAAAATCTATCTACTGCACAAAGTTGGTATGTCTTTCATACAAGTGTTGGTGCTACTAAAGGATTGATTTTAGACGGAACTTACGCAGCAGTACTCGGTAGTTCCTATTGGAACGATACTGCACCTACGAGCACACAGTTTACTGTAGGCGCAAATGCTAGTGACAATGGCGATTCATATGTAGCCTACCTATTCGCTCACAACAACAGTGACGGTGGGTTCGGCCCTGACAGTGACCAAGATATTATCAAGTGTGGTAGTTATACTGGTGCAGGTTCAGGTTCTTCTACTACTGTTAATTTAGGGTTTGAACCTCAGTTTGTATTATTAAAAAATATTAGTTCTTCTTCTGCTTGGAGCATTGTTGACAGTATGAGAGGTATAGTTACAGGAGGAAATGATCAAACCTTTGAAGGAGATACAACTGGCGCAGAGTATGCTGCTGATCTAATTGATTTAACATCAACTGGATTTGTAACTAAATCAAATTTTAGTGGCAGTAATACATCTGGACACACATTTGTCTACATGGCAATACGCAGAGGCCCAATGGCTGTACCAGAGGATGTGACTAAGGTTTTTCATGTTAATAATTACTCTGGTAATAGTAATAGTAACATTTATAATACTGGTTTTGATGTTGATATGAATATTAATACAAAAACAGGTGGTTACGCTAAGCATATAATATCCAGATTAACTGGTAAAAATCTTCTGAAGAGTGACTCAACTGATGATGAAGTTAATTATTCTACCGTAAAATGGTTTGATAGTAAAAGTAATCATATTGATTTAAGCACTTCTTGGCTTACAACTCATAATGATGTAATAAGTTACTCTTGGCGTAGAGCACCTGGTTTTTTTGATGTAGTTTGCTATGACGGAACAGGAAGTGCAAAAACTGTAGCCCATAATCTTGGTGTAGTGCCAGAAATGATTTGGGTAAAAAATAGAGGATACTCTGGAAATGAAGACTGGTCTGTTTATCACAAAGGCGTAAACGGAGGAACTGACCCAGAAGATTACATTCTTAAGTTAAATTCGGGGTATAAAGAAATAAATTCAGCTAATGATTGGAATGATACTGCACCAACTTCAACGGTGTTTACTGTAGGTAGTGATAGAAGAACAAATGCTCTTTTGGAGGCTTCTATAGATAATAGATACGTAGCCTACCTTTTTGCTACACTTGCTGGTGTATCCAAGGTGGGTAGTTATACTGGAAATGGTTCTTCTAGTGGTCCTACTGTTGATTGTGGTTTTTCAAATGGGCCAAAGCTTGTTATAATTAAAAGAGCAAGTGATGGCAGTAATGATAATTGGATAGTATTTGATACTGTGCGAGGGTTATCATCTGGTAATGACCACTACATAGCTTTAGATAATACAGATGCTGAGTTTAGTAATGTGGATTGGATTGACCCAACTAGTTCAGGTTTTCAAGTAGTGCAAAGCAACTCAGGGGTTAACGCCTCTGGAGACACTTATATCTTTTACGCAGTAGCAGTATAATCAAACTCATAAGAAAGGATCAATCAAATGGGTGAATTTAGGAATAGAACAACAGGTGAAATAAAATCACAAGGTGAACTTAGGCGTGACAATCCTAATATGTCGATGCCTAGAGTATGGACTAGTAATGTACACGATGCATTAAATGTTGACCCTGTATTTGAATCAGCTAAACCTAGATCTGGTAAAGATGGGGAGCCTATTGGTCAATACCAACACGTTGTTCGAGATGGTGTAGAGCAAGATGCAAAAGATAACTGGGTTCAGGCTTGGAAAATAGTAGATATGTTTGCTGATACTACTGATAAAGATGGCAAGAAAACTACCAAGGCAGAGCATGAAGCTGCGTATCAAATAGGATTAGACAACAATGCAGCAGAACGTAACCGTAGTCAACGTAACAAACTTTTAGCTGAAACAGATTGGTGGGCTGTATCAGATCGCACTATGTCATCTGAACAAACTGCATATCGTAAAGCACTACGTGATATAACTACACATTCTAATTGGCCTCACCTAGAAGAAGGTGATTGGCCTACTAAACCTTAGTGTGTAGTTTATGAGTGGCATCAACCTATCTCCTGAAGAATTAGAAGAAATGTTAGACAACGCAGCTAGGCGTGGTGCTAAAGAGGCATTGCGTTCTATTGGTCTACTTGATGATGATGCTGCAAAAGATATAATGGAAATGCGTAATCTTATAGAAGCGTGGAGAGATACACGAAGGTCAATAAGATCTACCGTAGTAAAACTAGCTACCGTTGGAGTCCTGACATTTATTGCAGGTGCGGTATGGATGACAATGGGTAAGTAAGGAATAAGGCATGGCTAAACGTTTTGGTGGTTTTACACCACAGCAACAACAACAACTGTTATCACCTTTGGGTTATACAGGCCCAGCGCAGCAGGATGATATGAATAAGTTCATGATGTCTAGCCCTCAAGCCGCATCAATGATGGGCAAGTATGCAGAGATGGCAACGGCTCGTGTTGAGGGTGGCCCACAGACGGCTATGCATTTAGGTGGTGATGTACCTCTTCAAATTGCGCCAGGTCAGAGTTTAGCTGATGCTGCTAATAACCAACAAATTGCTGCTGATCAGGCTGTTGTTACACAAGATCCACAGATTGTTGCAGCTAATGCCGCTATTGCTCAAAGGAAAAAAGCAGATTTACGACAAGCCGAACTCACAAAGCCCTCAGTACGTGTACGTATTAACGATGATGGGAGGCAATTTGGATTCGATGAATACTTTAAGACTATGTATCCTGAAGGTTATATGAGTACACAAGAGTATAGAAAGCCTGTTGAGTTTCAAGGAGAGTTACGTGATCCAAAGCAGGTAGCAGAATATAAGAAATACTTAGATCTGTCATCTATGGTTACACCTGTTACTGATCCAAACATGCTAAGGCTACCAGATCAACAGATACAAAGAGATTTACCTCGTCCTACTACACTGCCAAGTTTACAAAAACGTCAAAACCCACAGACAGGTTCGTTTGAGGTGGTTAATGAACAGGGTAAAGTTGTTCGTTCTAATTTAGATAATGAACAACAAGCCAATGCTTACATTATGGAAAATCAAACTCCTATAAGGATGGCACAGCAGAGAAATGAAATTCCAGAGTTTTTGAAAAATTTTAATGAACAAGAAGCTTTGAAAAATTATATGAGTTTCTACGATAGACAGCGTGACGGAAGAGCGTTTGGATTCCAAGAAGGAGGTGTTACTACAAATGAAGTAACTACTGATCCTGTATATGATCCTTCGCAAGGCTTGCCTGATCCAGTAGCAGACTTGTATACTGATACAGGGGCAGCTATTGATTCTGTATTTGATGCAGGTACATTTAATGAAGGTACTGAAGGACAGAATCAGAACATAGATAGTGATAAGACGTGGGCTAAAAATACTGTAGGAGAATTGTCAGGTAATACTACTATTATGCAAGACCCTAGTAATTATGAACTAGGTACTTATATAGCTGAAAATGGTAAAACATATTACCAAATCCAATACCCTGATGGTACTGCAGTAAAGACAGGTCATGGAAATAAAAACTTTGCTATAGGTAGAGCTAACGCATTAAGTGCTGCATTTCAAGCTGCTAGTGGAGTTGTTACACCTGAAGAGAAAACTGCGTTAGAACAACAATATCAAGATCAGCTTGGTCAATACGAACAATATCAGACAGGACAGGCTACTACTGCATCTCAAGCTCCTGTAGCTGAAACAATACAAACAGCACAGAGTCAGGTTAATGTTAGTAACAACCTTATTGGTCAATATAATAAAGAGTTAGCTAGATTAGATGTTAATGATCCTAAACGTACCGTATTAGAAAAGTATATAGCTGATGAACAGATAAAGTTAAATCAAGCTACTGCTGATCTTACCCAAGCAAAAGATAGACAAAGCGCAGAGCAATCACAAGCAAGTAAAGAAAGAACTGCTTCTACAGAAGCAGACCCTTCAAGTAGTATTACTAAGGCAGACGTTGCTACAATAGATGACACTGCAAAAGAAGCAGGTAAGATAGGCGAAGGTGTAGGTTCAGCAGGAGATGCAGCAGAAGCTGATGTAACTAAAGCAGGAGATGCAGGTCAAGCAACCGTTCCAACAGCTAAAAAAGCAGCTACCTACACTGCGGAAGAATCACAAGAAAAAGTAAAAGAAACACTAGATGCTCTTGTGGCTGCTACAGGGAAACCTAGCACTGAGGCATTAGCTGAAGCACAGACTATGGACCCTGAAGAGTTAGCTCAATTGGGTCTTACTGCTGCACAGATTGAAGAGGCTGTACAGGTAACAGCACCTGACAAACGTGTAGCACAAGAGGGTGAGCTTCTAGATGTAGATAAAGATGTCACAGTAGACATGGAGCGTGTAGAAAAAGAAGCACTCAACTTTGAGGCTGCTACTGGTACACCATCTAGTGAAGCTACAGTGCAGGGTCAGTTAACTGCATTGATGGCTGACTTTGAAGGTGGAAAACCTCCTGCTTGGGCTGCTGGTGCAATGAGGGCAGCTACAGCACAGATGGCTGCTCGTGGTTTAGGTGCTTCTAGTATGGCTGCACAAGCTATCGTACAAGCTGCTATGGAATCTGCACTACCTATTGCTATGCAAGATGCACAGACAGTAGCAAGCTTTGAAGCACAGAACTTATCTAACAGACAGCAGGTAGCTATGTTTGCTGCAGAACAACGTGCTAAGTTTCTTGGTATGGAGTTTGATCAAGGCTTCCAAATTCGTGTACAAAATGCTGCTAAGATTGCAGACATTGCTAATCAAAACTTTAGTGCTGAAGTACAGATTAGTCTAGAGAATGCTCGACTAGCTAACACTGTAGACTTGGCTAACCTTGATGCTAAGAATGCTAAGATTCTATCTGATGCTGCAGCAATGACTAACTTAGATTTACAAAACTTAAACAATCGTCAACAGGCTGCAGTACAAATAGCTAATGCTTTCTTGGGGTTTGACATGGCAATGTTTGATGCTAAACAGCAGGTTGCTATGTTTAAAGCACAAGGTAACATACAGTCTATCCTATCAGATCAGGCTGCTATAAATGCTGCTGAACAGTTTAACGCTACATCAGAAAATCAAACTAATCAGTTCTATGATAGCTTAATATCCCAAGTGCAACAGTTTAATGTTGATCAAGACAATGCAATGAAGAAGTTTGAAACTGAGCAAGCTAATGCTTTAGCTATGTTTAACACTGAGCAAGAAAATAAACGTGCAGAGTTTGAAGCAACCAATGCCTTACTTATTGCACAAGCAGATGCTAAGTGGGAGCAAGAGATTGCTTTAACTGAAACAGCAGCTACCAATGCAGCTAACAATGAAGAAGCAAGAGCAGCTAATGGTATGACAGCAGCAGTATACGAAGCGTCTAAGCAAGCAGATAGAGATACAATGAGCTACTCATTTCAGACAGCTAACAATAATGCTGATAGAGCTACATCTATAGCATTACAAACTATGCAAAATGAAGCGTCTGCTAATAGTGCAGCAGCATCTAAGTCAGCATCATTCGCAGCAGCAGCAGGTGCAGTTATAGCTAATGTAATTAAAGCAGGTTAATGTAATGGAATATGACTTTGCAATGAGTTTCGGTGAGCCAACAAAGCTCGACAGTGATTTTAAACAATCGCAAGGCATAGCTGTTCCACCTAAGAAAGTGGAAGAACCTGAAGATACAGGTGTGTATGATTACTTTGGTGATATAATAGTTGGCTACTTTGGTGATGACGAAGAAGAAGGTAAGAGCATACTAACTGAAAGCCCTAGTCTTAGTACACCATCTGAGTCTTACTTGGATGACACACTAGAGATGCTTAAGTCTGTAGACATCTCTTCAGATGAACAACTTAAAACAGCATTAGCAGAAGGTGCTACACTAGGTGAATCTCCAAATAAACTAGAAGATATATACACTAGTATGGACACAGACTTTGTGACGCTAGAGAATCAGCCCACAGTTGACAGTGAGGGTGAACTACTTGAGATAGAACAGACAGAACCATTAGGACTTATGAGTAAACCGTCTGGTGAAACATTAGTAGACAGAACTGAGTCACCCTCAATGCCAGATGAAGCTGCGCCAACAGAAGAAGTAAGTGTAGATAAAAAAATATTAAGCCCTGCATTTCTTAACGCTATTGGTATTACAGGAAGCTTGACTGAAAAGGGTGTGCAGAGTGAGGTTAAAAAGATACTAAAAGAACAAGGAATGTCGGATGAAGAGATTGCTAATCTTGTTAATAAGTCTCTTGCTGCTGAGGTGCAGCCTACAGATATACCCGAATTTAGCGAAGAAGAGTTAAGGCTTAGTTTTACTGAATACCCTTCAACTGAAGAGAAAGCAATAGCATACGCTAGTGATATATACCCTAATAATAAAGTAGCTGCTGCAGCTTTGGCTGCAACAATTCAATTTGAAGGTATGAAAAATTCTGTTGAGGAAATAGGAGAAAATGAAGATTATAAACTTAAAAAAGTTTTGTTTTCTAATACAAAAAAACCTCCTTTAAAAAGAAACGATCAGAAAATATATGAGATACTAGGTTTTCCAAAACAGACAGATGATGATGGTAACATTGTTTATCTAGAAAGACCAAAAACTATTTTAAATAAAGAAGTTCAAGAAGCCTTAAATAAAAAAGGAATTGATGTAGGTAATGTAGACGGTATAATAGGTAAAAATACAATTTCTGGGATTAAAAGATTTCAAAAAATAAAAGGCTTAAATGTAACAGGGAAGCTAGACCCTGAAACCTATAAAAAATTAAATATAGAATATAGAGAGTTAGATCATGTAGGACAGCCAATAGCTATGCATGTTGTTAAGAATCCTCCTAAATTTATACCTTCAGATAAAGCAGAAGAAGTATTTAATATTAGATATAATGATCATTATAGGAGTGAAGGATATAAACTAGGTAATGTAGGAGATAAAAAGTTTGCAAGGTATAGAGGTAGAGGCCCTATCCAAATTACAGGAGAAGATACATATAGAAAAGTAGGAGATGCTATAGGTGTTGATCTTATTAAAAATCCTGATCTCTTATCAACAAATGATGCCGTATCAAAAGCCGCAGTAAAAGCTTACTTAAAAATGAAAGGCTTTTCAAATTACAGTACACCAGAAGAAATGCTAAAAAGTATAAATCCTGGTGAAAAAAATATTGTTAAGAAAAGATTTCCAACTTATGAACAATATTTGAAAGAAATAAATTAATGTTTGGATTACCGCTAGAACTAATCACCATGCTCTTCTCCACTGTACTAGGTGGAGTAATGTCTATCTGGGGTCAGTCAATGAAGAACCGCCAGATGCAGCAAGAGATGTTGATGCAACGTGCAGAGTTCAACCGTAGTGCTGTAGCTGATGCAAGAGATGCAGGTAAGAATGACTCACACTTTGCATGGACACGTAGGCTTATAGCTTTATCTGCTGTGTTCTCTATAATTGTATTGCCAAAGCTAGTCGCTGTATGGTATCCTGAAGTTAGTGTGTTTGTAGGATACACAGAAGCAACTGGTGGCTTTATGAGTTGGTTGTTTGGACCAGAAGAAGCTATACAGTGGAAGATGGCACAAGGTTTTGTAATTACACCACTAGACACACACATCGTATCAGCCATAGTAGGACTATACTTTGGCGCTGGATTTACTAAATAAGGTATATATAAAATGGCAGAAGCAGTAGACTTTTTATCTGGTCCTATTCCAGGTCAGTCCTTAACCGCAACTCCTGGCAACTTCCCTTGGGAGCAGCCACCAGAGATGGTTGAGGTAGAAGATGTAGTAAAGTATTACATCAATAAACTAGCAGATCAAGATGTTATGGACGATTTAGCTGTTATGTTTGAAGCTGAAATGCCTGTATCTTCTTTTGTTAAATCATTAGTGTTAAGCGGTACAATGTTTGGAAGACACACACACGCTTCAGGAGCGTTGGCTGCACCTGCAATACACGCATTCATCAAAGCTGCTATGACTCAGTATGAGATAAAAGTAAAAGATGAACCTTACAATCCAGATAAAGATCCAACAGTAAAAGAACAGCGTAGACTAGAGCTACGTATTAAGTTGGCTATGGCTGAAGCAGAGGCTGAAGGTAAGACAGCAGAGAATGATCCTGGCGTAGCTCTTCTACAAGAAATGCAGCAAGGTGAACCACAAGAAGAAACACAAGAAGAAGCTCAACCTGATGAAGGTGGCATGGGCTTAATGTCAAAAGGAGCTTAACTATGGCATTTGATTGGCAAGCTTTTGCTACAGGTTTTCTAGAACAGACAGCTAGGAATCAAGAAGAGGCTATGAAGGATGCTCGTGATTATGAAGAGCGTCAACGTAATTTAGCTGAACGTAATGCAGTATCTATATCTAAACGTAATGCTATAGCAAATGAAGTTATAAGTATAAGTAATATGCTTCGTGACAACGGTGCTAGTCAGCAAGTGATACAAGCTGCTGTATCTGCAGGACCAAAAGCTATCGCAGATTTAGCTAAGAAAGTAAATCAAGCTCGTGAGCTATATGGACGTAAGCTTGGTGAGGATGACATCGAAGCATTGATAAACATGCCTGAAGGTTTTTCTGTGATTGACATGGATACAGAGGACTTCATTAAAAAGACATACGGTTTAGGATATGCAGGGTCAGGTGTAGCTAAGGATAAACCAGAACGTAGCTTTATAGACAGACTCACTGGACGTAAAGCTCGTGAAATGGCACAGTTTAAACTTGACAGTGAGGTTATGCAAGATGGTCTTACAGCGTATGACATCAATCAAATGGCACAGCAGCAAGACTACGAAAGCTTAGTTCCAGGCACATTCATTACGTTTAATGATGTTAAGTTTTTCAATCCTTCTACAGACATGGCTCCGTTCACTCGTACCTTTACTAATCTAGTAAGTGATCTAGAAGATTCAACAGCTTATAAGAGCTTAGTAGATGAAATAAAACAAATAGAGATGGATACTTCATTAACAGATGAAGAAAGGGCAATTAAGAAAGCAAAAGCAGAGAAAAAGTTAGATGAATTATACCTACGTAATGTAGGACCAACTGTTGATTCTTTTGTTTCACAGTATGGAGATACTTTTGTTGATGCAGCAGATGGCTTCTTACGTAACTATCTAAGTGACTCTTATGTAGATAGCTTGTCTTCTAGCATAGATGAAGATGAAGAAGAAGGAGATGACACAACTGTAGATTCAGCTATTGCAGAAAAAGAAATAGATCAACAGCAGGACAAAATATTACGTAGTATGTATGCCACTATGAAAACAATAGAAAGAGATGCAGATGGTGTGCCTATAAAAGCAATTTCCGAAACTGGGCAAGTCTTCACACCTGATAGCGAAGGTTGGGATGTATTCTTACAGGCTGATAAACTTATGAATCCTGTAACTAAAGTAGGTCCAGAAGAAAAGAAGCAAATGGAGCAACTAAATCTAAGAAATGAGGTAGACTTTACACAACCAGAAGTTAGTAATACCGTACCTGAAGTAGACCAGACGCAACGAATGCTAGATCTTGAACCTCCTGAGCAAGAACGTGAGGTAGAAGACGTAGTAGAAACTGCAGAGGAGATGGGTGTACGTAAAGCTGCACAGTACATGGACAGAGACAGGATAAGCTTTGAAGAGTGGGAGGAGATGGGTCCAAACGCTAGGAAGCTACTTGGTCTACCTACATCCAAAGTCGGTGCACAAAATGCAACTACTAATGGCTTTATGGAGCTACCTAGAGCCAAGGTAAAGCGTGAAACTATTGCTGCACGTATGGCAGAGCTAGAGCCTGGTGATGCTGTAAGAAGTGTGCAAGATAAAATAAAGCGTAAGTTTGGTGTAACACAAGAGCAGATAGATACAGGTATAGACACAGGCTCTATCACAGAGCTAGACTTGCAGGTGTTAGACAGTTATGGTGATGACATATTTGAGTATATGCAGCAAGAGGGTCTTGATAAAGACTCAGATAGAATGGACATAATGCAAGCACTAACTGGTTGGGGAGATATAAATAATAAGGTGCTACCTTACAACTTAGGTTTCTTAACTATACAATTCCAAAAGGCATTTAATAAATGAGTGATTCATTCTTAGATTACATGGACCAGTACGGTTTGAAAAGAGAAGATCTCTTTAAGTCACAACCTATTGAAACACCAAGCTTAGTGCAGGAACCTGAAGAGGATGATGAACCTACACTCAGTGGTGGTAAGCTAAAGAAGGATGACTTACTAGAGTATGAGAACCTTAACAAGATCCGTACTTACATGATGCAGCGTAAAGGCGTAGACTACAAGGATAAAGCTGCTGAAGAAGTAGTCGATGACTTTGTAGATCACATGCGTTGGTTTAACAGTAACCTTGTCTCTACTGGTGGTGAGGTACGCTATATATCTAAAGCAGATGAAAACCAAAAGCGTATAGCTAAAGATGCCTATCAACTGTATGATGATCTAGGTAATGTATTTGTTAATGATGGTTTCTTTGGTGCAGTTGATGGTGTTAAGGATTACATCCTTGCTGCAGCAGCAGACCCGACTAACTACCTTGGGCTATTTACAGGCGGCATAGGTAAAGCAGGTGCTTATGGTGTATCCAAAGGTGGTAAGGAGTTAATTAAAAAGACTGTAAGAGAAGCAGGTGCAAGAGCAGCAAGAGAAGGTCTAGATAGTGCAGCACAAAAGAAGCTAGTAGATCAAGCCGTTGAAAGAGCTACTATTAGACTAGCAGAAAAGGGTGTCAAAGGTAAAGTCGCAGATGACATCATAAAGAATGTAGCACGTAAAGAAAAGAACATATACTTAAGAGGATTGCGTGAAGCAGGTGAACGATCTGTGCTAGACCCTCTTGATAAAGCAGCTAGACGTTACAGCTTGTATGGCACTACTGCTCTTGATGGCACGTTTGCCATGCTTAACGATTACCAAATACAGAATGTGATGTTAGATGTAGGTGCACAAGAAGAGTATAGTTCTTTGCAGACTATGTTTGCATTTGGTTTAGGTACAGTAGGCGGTGGTGCACAGCTTGCAGCAGGTAAGTTTCGTGGTAAGAGCAAGCTTGAAGGTATTGAAGGTCAGCTAGAAAGAGGTGCTATACGACAAGACATCGAAGCTGAGATAGCTGGTGCGTTACCTACTAAAGAAATAGAACGTGCAACTAAAACGGTTAAAGAAGCAGTAGATTCTTGGGAAGCTAAGTGGACTCGTGGCAAAGCAAGTTATGACAACAAGGTTACACCTGTAGATTTAATAAAAGAAATCATGCTAGGTAAAAGTGGTAATGGTGGACTAGCTAAGATATTTAAAGATAACAATATGAGGTTAGGCAGAAATGATACTGTATCAGATGTCATGACAAACCTTGTAAGACAGATTCCTGAAAAAGAATTAGCAGAGATAAATGATAAGCTAGTAAAGAGCGTAGGTATAACTCTTGGTGATACATCTGAATCAAGAGTATCTTTAGGAGACTTACTGGCTAAGGATATTCGTACATCAGCACAATCACTAAATGTAATGTCACAAGTACGCAAGACTATTGATGGTGGTTTAGCGCACTCTACAGCCTTGATTGATGATATTACAAGACGTGGCGATATTAGTGAGGCTATTGCAGAAGAGAAAGCTAAAGCAGGACGTGCTAAAGTAGGTCAGTATGGTCAGTCTGTATGGCGTAGATTGTTGGTGTCATCTCCTGCTACTACTGCTGTTAACGTCATGGGCTTTGGTCAATACTATGTAGGTCAAAGTATAGCTGACATGTTTAGTGCTACAAACTTAATGGCTGCATCTTTGTTCTACGGTACTTCAGCTAAAGGTAAAGAACTAAGACGTATGGCTGGTGTGTATAAAACTATGCAAGCTGAAAAGATGAAGTATGTACTTGATCCGTACACTACACATGATGCATACATGAAGTTCTTGGACCAACATAAAGATGTAAAGAAAGTTTTGTTTGAAAGTTTTACAGGTGGTGTAGAACGTAGCGCCAAACGTTTTGGCATTGATGAAGATGCTAAGTGGTTTAAGCGTACAGAAGCAGTCACTGAGTCTATGAACAGACTAACTGGTGTTAAGATTCAGGATACATTTACTAAGTCACAAATGTTTATGGCTGAAATGGATAAACAACTAAGACTACAGAAAGACGGTAGAACATTACAAGATGTGCTAGCAGAAGGAACACTTGAAGAGATTGATGATGGTGTATTGAGCCTTGCTCTTGATACAACAATGAAGTCTGTATACTCGAAAGACTACACAGGTAATGACCAGATGTTAGCAGGTGTTGCTAAGTTTGTAGAAAACATTTCTAATACACCTGTGCTTGGTACAGTACTTCCATTCGGACGCTTCATGAATAACGTTGTTGCTACCACTTATCAGTTCTCTCCCTTCGCTTCTATCAATGCCGCAAAGAACATAGCTGCATCACAATTTAAGAAAACAGGCACAAAGATAAGCGACATAGAAGCAATGTCTCGTGGGCTAGTAGGTACTACAGCTTTGGGTCTTGCTATGAATTATGATGAAGAAAGACAAAAACAAGGCTTAGGTCTTTATGATATGGATGTAGGTGGTGGCACTATTGTTGATGTTAAGAATACATTTCCATTCTCTTTATGGCTTGTAGCTGGACGTGTAGGTAATTTAAGAGCAGACAACCAGACCGTAGGACCAGAGCTTATTACAGAGTTAACATCTCAACTAGCTGTAGGTCAAGTTGCTAAAGACTTTCAGTTTGGTAATGACCTTAACAATGTTGTTGACTCATTCATAAACATGGAGGGAGTAGCGAGTCAGAGAGCGTTAAGAGCTTTGGGTAGATCCACAGGTAACTTTGCTGCAGGTTTCACACGTCCTTTAGATGCTGTTAATAAACTTACTGGTTACATTACAGAGACAGATACAGCTAAGGACATACGCCAAGCAGACACAGGTGTAGGTACATTTACACAGAGTGCTACTAAATACTTTGACAACATACTTGAAGTCTTTGATAAGAATATAGATGGTATCACTGGTGAAGAACTTAGGGTAGTCACACGTAAGGGTGAAGTCTATGACGCTAATCCTCTAGCTCGTATCTTTGGTATTACTGTTAAGCGTGGACGTACAGCTACAGAGAAAGCTTACTCACTAGCTAACATGGCAGAGTGGACAGCTAATGAACGTAGTGAGATGCCTGAGTATGACAAGATGTTTAACTCACACGTAGCTCCTATACTTGAAAATGCTACAAACAAATTAATACGAGATAAACGTTTTGCTGAAGGTGATAGTGATGTACGTAGGAAGATGCTACGAGATACTTTAAGGCAAGTAAAAGCTAAAGTACGTGAATACACAAATGATTATGCGCCTGGAAAAGTACAGCTACTAGCTCTTCGTAGAAAAGCAAACATGGTAGGTAGTAAGCAAACAAGAAATAAAGCTATGCAAGCTATGAGAACAAGGTATGGATTTGATGGAAGTATATCCGACATGACATACAAAGAGTTGAAGTTCTTTATGGACTACGTAGATTACTTGGATGATTACTTAAAGCCAGGATACATAACGCAATAACAAACAGGGCCGCAGTAGCGGCCTTATTTTTTTACACCATTGAGTCTGGAACTACGATTAGCCCACATATGTAATGCTATCAAATGCTTGATTGCTTCTCTTGTTTCCGAAGTATGATAAAGATTATCAGTCATAAACTTATCTAAAGCTTCTACTTTTTCCTGTAAAGCTCGTTCAAAATAATCGTTCCTCCTAGCTACAAAGTCTTTCGCTTCTTTTTCTAGGCTCATTTATCTTCCTTTGTGTAGTGCCTTTTTAAATATGTTAGAGCTTTTTCTACGCCCTCTATATTATCTCCTAGCTGTCCGATTCCTACATTACAATTACGACATAGCCATCCCCTGAATTGTAAAGTCTTATGATCATGATCTAAATGTAAGTCGTTGGGTTCAAGTGTTTTACTACAACAAGCACAAGGTACAGGGTGTAAAGGTCTTTTAGGTGCATTACGATGTGCTTCTCTTAAACCTTTGTTATAGGATTTGAAACATTTTATACACAGTACTGCAGTACCTGCACCTTGTCTCTGTCCTACGTCTGGTTTCATGAGAGCTAGAGCAGAAGGATAGAAGTAATGACTTTGTAAATATTCGTCACATCCTTTACAATGGAATGTCTCTTCACCTTCTTCTAGCTTTTTTGTAATATCTTCTTCATTGAATAGCTCTAGCTGCATTAAACTTCAACTGGTATTTCAGTACAGTATGCGTGAACATTAGAGTTAGGTGTAGGTCTAGCACTCATAAGATCACTACGAAGGTATCTTGCTGCTTCTTTACAGTCATTCATCGTAGGATAAATATGATTGACAGCTTTAACATTAACGAAACCAGTTCCTATTGTCATTATGAGTACTAGTACATACATTATTCTGTAACTTCTATTGTAGGTTCTTCAGTATTTTCTTTGTCTGTCATTTTAATATCAATAAATTCTAATATTGCCATGCCAATTACAAATGTTAATATTGCATTCATCCTTAATCTCCTTTGTGTAAATACTTTATAAGGTCATCATAGCCCCCAACATACTTACCTTTTTCATTCCATATCTGAGGTACAGTCATTATATTAGCTTTCTTCATTAAGTCAACTATCCATTTAGTTTTATTGATGGCATAGTAATTAACTACGCCACCTCTATCTCTTATTAAACCTGCAGCTTTACTACAAGCCATACAATCAGTTTTACCTATTAATGTAAATGCTTCACCCATTATACTAGATCCACTATTTCACAGCTATTACCAGAACAAGCCATTGTTTGCATACCAACTGTATTATCTTCTTGTTCATATTCGTTAAGCTTTGACCAATCAATACTCTTAGGCATTATAGCCGACAGTTTCTTGTAATCATCCTTAGTGCAATCTTGATAAGGAGCTTGCTGATAAGTGTGATCTGAGTGTGGCAAAAATGATACACCTGACATTTCATCAAAGTGTTTATAAACAAATGCACCTACTTCCATCCATTCATCAGGCTTCACAGTACAGGTCACTGAGGGTTTATGCTCGCACCAATGTCGTTGATAAGTTAACCACATCTCCAGTTGTTCAATGGCTGTCATGTCGTTTCGAGTTACAGCTTTATCTGGTGACTTCATTGGGAAGCTAAATACTGTGGTGCTATCTGGTTTCATGACACATGGTGCATTAGGTATACCTTGATCCTTCATCATCTGTGTCAGAGGATCTTTGTTGTCACCTCTCACAGTCCTGATATAATGACGTGCGTGACGTGCGTGTATACCTGATGCAGAGTCCACTAATTGTGATACTGTTCCGCTAGGTTTGATGGCCCCGATTGCTGCGCTTGCTGGAATGCCAAGGCGGTCAGCCCAAGTAGTATTAGTGCGAACAGCAACTTCTCGTAAATGTTCAAGAGTCTTCTCCAATCCTTTGTTTTTTGATGTCATAAGAGGATTGTCCATGAGGCCAGTTAAACTGACTCCAAGCAATCTTTCTTCTTCTGTGTTTGTTGTCCAGATTTTTCTGAGGTATGGGAACTTTGTGTACGTGCTTTGGATCGTCCCAAGTATTGTGGCGATTCTGACTTTTCTAGCCAAGTCTTCCACCGTGTCCGTGGCTCGTACCACAACTTCCGTAAGATTGCAGAACTGGTATGGACGTAAGATAATTTCACTACAAGGATTAGTTCCGAACTCAAAGTTAGGATCACGTCTGCCAAACTTTGCAGCTTGTTTCTTAGATGCTTCACGATTAAATAGACCTCTCTCTCCTGATTTACTTTCTACTAAGGCTAACCACTCACGCATAAAAGTTTCCGAATCTGGCTTCTCTGTGTAGCAAACTGAGTTATTAGCTAACGCCCTGTGTGCAGCCTCGTTCCACCATTGACCTGACTTAGCGTGACGCATACGATCATCACTGAGGTTAGACAAACTAATCATAGCACTACGTCTAACACCACCAACAACAACTATCTGACCAATGAAACACATTAGGTCATGACACTCCAAGCTAGATAGCTTACGTCCTTGAGCATCCTTAAATGTTTTAACTGTAAAGTTAAACAATTCAACTAAAGGCGCTGGGCCACTAGCTCTACCGCCAAATGTTTTTAGCCTTGCACCTGCAGGGCGAACTCTGCTAACATCCCACTGTGGAATCTCACCTGCCCATAAGAGTGCCAACACTTGTCTGAACGCCTTAGCCCAGCCTTCCTTGCTGTCCTTTACCACAACGGTAGTATCACTATCGAACAGTTTAGGCACTTCGGGAAGCTTGCTAATGAACTGCCTCTCGACACTGAAGCCGACACCAGTACCACAGAGCAAGATGTACATAGCTTCATCAAAGGACTTTGGATCATCTACGGGTAAATAACTACAGTTATATCCTGCAGTGTTGTCTCTATCTAGTGCTGCCCCTGATGTCATCATTGCTCTCATGCTAGGCATAACCTCTAGGTTAAGTATAGCAAACATTAATTCATCTTTAGTGTCTGCGTCTACTTTATTACCTACAACATTTTCTATGTAACGCTCTATTGTTTCAGACCAAGACTCTCTGCCTTTGCCATCAATGTATTTAGCATAACGTGATTTGTGTATAAAACTTTGGTAGTCTGTTGGTAAGTAGTTATTCATATTTTTTAACCTCTATCTTTCTAATTACTGCACCATCAATATCATAAATAATATCCTGGAATAACTCAGTAACCGCATCCTCGTGCATCTCTGCTACTATAGGTAGTATTCGTTCTTCCTGATCTATTTCTATTGTTAGTTTAATATTGAACTTCATCTCTTATCGCCACTGCCCTTAATGGTTCCGCGTTCCATACGGCTGTGAAGTTTATCTAAGTTACATCTAGCTATATATCCCATGTCAAAGTTTAGATCACGACACAAAGCTGCAATGTACCACAGGCAGTCACCTACCTCTGCAGCTACATCTTCTCTGTCAAACTTTCCATCCCTTAACATCTTCTTTACTTTGTTGGCTACTTCACCTGCTTCACCTGCGAGTCCTAGCGCAGGGTAAACTATCTTGTGTTCTTCAGGATAGATAGCAGTCTTACGTGCTTCTATCTGATAGTCACCGAATGTCATTTCGTACATATCTTTCCATGCATTTATATCATCTGCTGTTATCATTTGTGAAACTCCATGTATCGTTTACGTAGTCTATTAAGATACCATATAGCCTTATCAATATCTTCTAATCCATTTTTATATTCATGTCTCCATAAATACTTTAATACATTTGCTGCGTGTGGTGCTGTCTTACCAGACATACTTTCTGTCATGGCTTCAATAGCATCAATGCATTCTATACCTGCTTGGTTATAATGAATAGGTTTGTTTACTGGATCAATAGTATCTTCAATTGTAATTGTTGTTAGTTTTGGGTCTACCTTCATGCGCTACCTTTCGTTTTTGTCCATCTATTAAGTGTGTATACATTACCATCCCTTATAACATCAAGAGGTTCTTCATCTTCTAGCTCCAATTCCATTAAATAATTACGATGTTCCTCTACTAAATCATACACTTCAGGGTTATCTGTTGCCACATCAAGAAAAGCTGACATCATAGTAGCAACATTCAGCATCTGTGCTTGAATCTTAGGAGGTAATACTGATTCTGTTGATGCAACTAATTCTATATCTACCTCACCCTTCCAATCTTCACCAAAGTCTTTTGGGCGTATAACTATAGCTAATTCATCATCTCCAATATCGTGTGTCATTATACTTTCCTTTTTGTTTTTAACTCTACTCGTTTTATTGTAATCTCTTTACCTTTTTCTTTCAGCCAATCTTCAGGAATAACACGATGCGCCCACTGAAACTTGTGCTGCTCACACCAATGACAATACCTAGATTTAGCACCCTTGTATAACTTGGCGTTTGCGTTGCTGAATACAAACCTTATATCTAACTCAGGGTGCTGCCTCTTTATCTCACGATGCTTACGTCTATCTGCGCTATCGAAGATACCTTTAGTCTCAATGATAATACCATTGTCCAATACGAAGTCAGGTGTGTAGGTACGATACTTTAAATCTTCCCACTCCACCTTTAATACTTCGTATCTGACTTTACTCTGTCGAGGCTTTAGATATGCAGCAACTTCTTTTTCAAGACCACTACGATAAGTCTTTCTATGCTTCCTCTTTGGACTCATCTTGATTTTCTGTAATTACTCTTGACAGAATTTCAACTCTATCCTTCAATAGCTGTAGATTATAAGAAAGTCTTTGGTTCTCACCATTGCAAAAAACTATTTCATTATATGCTTTTATTTGATCTTCGTTGAAGTCATCTGTGTAATATTCTTTTTCATTTATTGTTATTTTAGCCATGTTAATCCTTTACTCATTTAATAATACATAGTCTACCATTGGTGGGTTTGCAGCGTTTGACTTTACAGCTTCACGAGTCTGCAAGTTAGGCCAACACTTATGCTTGTAAGAACAGAACCCACACTCAGATCCCAGCTTTAAGTTACCAGTTAGCTTACGGTAATGTGTCTCTGGCACTGGCTCAAAGCAACGCTCAAAGGGTTTGTCCTCGTTGATGTAGCCTACCGTATCTTCAATGTTTTCTAGCACTTCAGATTTGTCTATAGAGTTAGCATCAACATATTTAAACTCACCGTTTGCTTTGTTTACCACCCACCAACCACCTACATCTAATCCTGCAGCTTCAGCATAGCCTACTAGTTGAGCTACGTAACCAAAGCTATCACTCTTAGCTAGTGTTTCAAGTGTGTTGAACTTGTTCTTGTATGACCAAGGTGAAGCTGACTTAACATCATCTACCTTACCATCAAGCACCATATCGTACTCACCTTTTACTTCTGTGCCATCCTTTAATTTAAGGGTAACACTATCATTGTCTTTGAAGTCTACCTCCGCAGCACGAAGAAGACCCTTGAACACTGCTTCCACAATGTCACCTATGATCATGTTGATCAAGAAGTGTGGGGGTAGTGGTGTCTTATCTTCAGGGTCATTCTT